AACGCTGGCTCCGTAGACACGGAAAACATCCCGATTGAAAGGGTGCAACGCTGCAAATCGTCCAGAACGTTGTCTAGTAGTTCTGGCTCGATGTGTTCTAGAACGTCAATGCAGGCAACCATCTCGGTAGGCTCCGGGATGTCTGCCCACTCAGTGTGAGTCGGTTCGTAGTGCTGAACCCTGAATGGATGGTTGACCATCTGCTTTTGCATCAGGGTTTGGGCCAGCCTTCCTTTGCCGGCCCCGTAGTCCAGCAACTCCTGCACGCCATACTGATTCATGACCTTGGCGACAACCGGAGCAAAGTGCTGCGACGCCACCCCGTAATCTGGGTTTTCGTGCAACTGCTTTTGCTGCGATAGGTACTCAGGCGAAATCAGCCTGTCTCTCTTGATGTCCTCCGGGACAATCAGCATGCGGCGCACTCCGAACAAGGGGTCGCGCTGACATCTTTGTTCAAGTGCGCTTCCCTCAACTTCTGGTAAGCAACCGAGTTCCAGCCTGTCAGGAAGGAAACCTCATTCAGATCGGCCATTACAAGCGAATCCTCTGACCCATGTCCAAAGCAGCAGGCCGACAACTTGCCGTCCTTGGTGATATGCCCCTCAGTGAACACGCTCCAGCAAGGCAACGGGTCGCGCATGGCGTGCAAGCGACCCGGGTTTCCAGGTTGAGGCTTCCATCCTGCCGCCTTGCTGGCGCCTCCCATGCCGTACAGAGGCAACCAGTAATGCTCATCAACGTAGGGGCGGATCTCCTCGACAAGCTCTTTCATCTTCTCGCCCTGCTCGCCATCAAAGGCAATGGACGATGCGTACAGGCGACACTTGTAGCCGCCCGCATCGCGGATGCGCCTTGCCTCTTTCAGGTTCGCTATCGCGTTGCCGAAGTTCTTTTCTGATACTCGCGCAATATCGTGCAACTGGATCGAATCAACGAAGTTGATGGAGAACTTCAGGCTATCCAGCCCGCTGCGGAAGCATTGCTCAACCTTGTCCGGCGTCGCCGCTGATCCGTTCGTTGTCAGGAACACATACGGAAAGCCGATGTCCTTTGCTTCAGAGATGGCGGCAGGCAACCACTGGCAGGTAAACGATTCCCCGATGTAGAACACGCCGAGTTCTTCTACGCCGGCTCCGCGCATCTCGCGGATGATCCGGCTATAGAACTTTCGATCCATCATCCCGTTGTCCGGCCTGAGGGACTTAACGCAGAATGAACAGCGATAGTTGCAGTTGGCGGTTATCTCGATCTTGACCGACTTCGGCGCTGGCAAGACCGTCCCGCGAAACCTCTCGTCAATCCGCGTGATGGCATCAATGCGCTGAGTAATCATCGCTGCCCCCAACTGACCGGGCTGATCGTCTTATCGAACTGCTTCCACCATTCCGCCGAGTGATCGCAGTCCGAATATTCCGGAAAGCAAGGAGTGCCGATGGTGTAGTGCAACAACTTGTCGCTCGGCGTTACTTCCTGCTCAAGAACTAGCCGATTCCACTCATCCGGAAGGTGGCCGATTCTGTCTCCGCTCAACCACTCAAAGCGATGCAAGTGCTCGCCGGTCGCCTTCTTGATCGTGTCTGGCTCTATCCATCGGTTTCCGTAGTGCGAGCAGTTCCATAGGATGACGCTTGACCAGTTCTTGCGCGGATAGTCCTCGTTCTTGTTGCCGAGGTACTTGACCGGAAACTTCGTCTTGTAATGATGCTGGACGACCTGGACTGCTTTCGTGTCGTCCCTGAGTTCCCAAAGCTTGCAGATGTCGTCCCTGACGATCATGTCTCCGTCAACGAACAGGGCAAATCCCCGGTAACTCTGCAAGTACGGCACCAGGAACCGCGCATAGATAAAGTCGTTGCTTCCGTCCCGCCTCTCACCCCTGACGGGGTGGAATGCCAGATCTTCGGGAGTCGAACAGTTCTCGATGATGCTGTTCTGGCAAACGTGATAGGCAACTGCTTCGCGCGGGTCGTATCCGATGTAAACGTCGATCACTTGAACTTGGCCGACAATTGCTTGGCGGCTTCCGCTAGGGGCCAAGTCCCGTCCTGATGCTGTCTCCACAGTCGGACGGACTTGTACCAAGGCATTGACGTTTCGCTTGCCGTGCCATAGCGCCATTGCGCGCACTTATTGACGAAACACCAACAGTCTTTCCCTAGCGCCCCTGCTAAGTGAATCACCGAGGTTTGCATCGAGAACACGAAATCCAACGAGGCGACCAAAGCCGCCGTATCGTCGTAATCCTGCGTCAGCGTCCCGAACGGGTACTGACGAAGGTCTATCTCCGGATGGGCCTGCTTGAATGCCTCGATCTCTCTGGAGGCATCCTTGTACTCAAGGCAGACCCAAACCGCATCAACCGACTTGAACACCGGCAACAGGTCATCCAGCGACCAGCGCCGGAAGCGATCCGCCGTCCACGGCACGCCACCGGACCAAGAGATACCGATTACCGGCTTGCCGAGCTTGCTGAACAGGCCGCGCCACATCTCCACGCGGTCAGGATCGGCTTTCAGATAGGCAGAGCCTGGGAAGTCGTCAGTCTTGTTACGGAACAACTTGCCGAGGGCACCAATCGAGATTGATGCATCAACCTCGGCATCTTTCCGATCCCATCCTAGATTCTTCTCCCACCGCGTTCCGTACACCTTGGCCGATGGGAACGACCGACGGAACAACGTTGCCAGTTTGGTATCACAATCCAGCACGACCGACTTTGATCGCGCTATCGCATCCGGAACCATGCTGGCGAACGAAATCTCATCGCCTAGCCCCTGCTCCCCGTAAATGACAATCCGCTTATCCGGAGAACCGTCCCATACAGGTTCATTCTGGTACTGCACCTTGCGGCGGCTTTTGTCGAAACCGATCACGGCATCGTAGAGCGGCCATCCTTCTTTCCACCGCTTCTGTCCTAGCAGCGCCATACCCAAATTGGCCTTGGCCTTGGCGCTGTCTGGCTTGTAGGAAAGAGCCTTGCGGGCGATGGGTTCAGCCGCTTCCCAATCTCCCTTGTTCACCAGCATGCAACCCCAGTTCAGGTAGATCGCACCCTTTGCAGAATCGTCTTTCGAGGCGATCAGGGCGTTTTGCAGACTTTCCTCTGCCCCGCTGAACTGATAGAGCTGGTCCTGCATCATTGCCAGATTCGCCCATGTGTACGGGTTATGCGGCGCAAGGTCCGCAGCCCTACGGGCGAACTGATAGGCAATGGTCAACTTGCCGGCCTTCATCTGCACCTGCGCCGCCACGGTCAACGCGGCAGGATCATCAGGCGAGGTGTACGTCAGGTGCTTGTTGACAAGTTCCCAGGAAGCGTCAATGTCTCCGCGTTCGCAGAGTTCCTGTGCTCGAGCGAGGTCGCTGCGTAGATCTTTCCCGCCGCTCGCATTTCGTGCTTCTTGTGCGTCGTTTTCAGGTACGGATAGTCGGCGTTGATCACCGAGAACATTCGCGGCCAATGGTTGCGGTCGTGGATGTTGATTCCGTACTTTGTTAGAAGCTCGTATTGGACTCCCAGAGGAATCGAGCAGTAGTGCCATAACCCCTTTTTGATTCCGACATCGGTTGCGCCACTGTTCGCTATCGCCTTGGTGGCGTCCACAAGGTCTTGCACATCTTGCTGCTTCGTAACGGCGAGGATGCCGGTTTCCTCGTCGTAATCGTTCACTTCCGTCAACCCCGAGTGGGGGTTGTAATCAACCCAACGTGACATGAAAAAAGGGGCGAGGTTTCCCCCGCCCCCTCCGTCAACTACGGATTAAGCGCAGGCGACAACCTTTGCCGACGCATTGGCGTTGCGCGAAACGAGCGTGAACTCCGCCCGCATCGCACGCTTGTGGCCGTCCGACGTCTTTGCCATCTCTTCCGAGAACGGCTGACGCAGGAACGCAAGCGCCCAGTATTCCGGGTCAATCGCCATGACAACCGACTGACGAACGTGGCGGTGCAGGACCAACTGATGCACGCCGACTTCCGAGACATAGAACTCAGCCGACGCCTGAATGACGGCGCGGACCTTGTTGTTCGGAATCTGCGTGGTCTTGGTGGCGATACCGGCGAAAGCAGAGATAGCCGCCTTCTGCGTGGTATTGACCAGCACCGTCGAAGCGTCGCCGCCGTCAGCCCAAGCCAGTTGCAGGGCTTCCTTGAACTTCGCTTCCGTCAGTGCGCCGGTCGTCGTGCCGTCCGTCGGCGTGGCCACAACGCCAGCCGCGAAAGCCGCCGTCGATGCCGATGCCGTGGTCGTGGCGCGAACGCCGTTGCCGCTGTTGTCCGTCGTGGCGATCCACGACTCCATCGAACCCATCGAACGCGCCGTGGCGGAACCGCCAGCGGACGACGCCTGATTGATGACGATGGCGTACTCCATGTCGTTCTTGAGTTCGCGCATCTGCTTCTTCAGTTGACGCGCAACCTCCGACTTGCGACCGGCCTTCGCAACGACTTCCTGCGTACCCGACACGAGGAATTGCTTCGTGACGATCTGGCAGTAGTTGCCGGCGCGGGTCGGGCTGGTGATGGAGGTGTAAGCCTCCGCGTCGCCTTCAATCGCGCGGTTCGTACCAGCGGCTACCAGAGTGTCGAGTTCCCACTCGTGATAAGTCGCACTGGCCGAAACCCGGTCCAGATTGGACAGGCAGTACGTTTCGAGGGGGTCCAGTTCCCAAATGACGTCCTCGAGATCCTCGCGGTTGCCGCCGGCAGTGCCAACGCCGTAGGTAATGGTGCTACCAGTGATGATTGCCATGCTTGTTCCTTCTCGGGGCTAGTTAAGCCCGAATTTCAACGCCAAGACCTCATCGAACAGCGCCTTTTTGCGTGCCGGGTCTTTTGCGTTGTGGAGTTGTTTCATCGCGTCCGCCTTCTTTGCCTGAATCGACACTTGCGGCGTCGATACTCCGGGCTTGACTGCGGGCGCACTCTTGATTTGATTCTGCTTCTGCTGACGGTTCTGCAAGGCAGCGTCGTACAGCATCGCTTTCCGCGCCATTACAACAACGCGCGGATCGTGGAAGGTCGCCAACTCAGAGTCGGTGAACTCTTCCGATTTCAGGTAGGACACTAGCTTTTCCTGTTCAGCCCTGCGCTTCTCGGCATCACGCCACTGTGGCAGCTTTTCCATCAAACGCTCTTGAGCCTTTTGCAAGTCAATTTCGTTGATGGTCTTGTCTACCGATTGCGTGTCATTCCAGACCTTCGATGCCTCCTGACTCGCTTGCTGCAATTGTTGTTGCAGGCGGGTGTAGTTGGCGTGATGGGTCGGATAGCCTGAGGGGTCTTGAGTCGCCAAGGCAACCCAATCCACATTTGCGTAAGGCTGTAGTTGCTGCTGTAGTGCTTCTACCTTTGCTGCCGCCTGAATCAGCTTCGGCGTCAGCTCTACGCGAGCCTTGATCGCGGCTTTCGCCTGTTCGACCATCTCGCGCTCTTTAGCAAGAGCCTGCGTTTTCTGCGTGTAGTCGTAACCCTGCTGCGCGAGCTTTACGGCCTCATCCTTGCGGACTCGGACCTTCTGCCCGTTGTGGGTCAATTCAAGATCGTCAGAAACCTCGTCAGCCTGGATTTCCTCGGGCGACAATTCCTCGCCTTGCGGAACTTCCTCGGTCTGGGCTTGCGCCTCTGCCTCCGGAGGTTGCTCCTGTACTGGAGTCTCCTCGGACAGCCCGAACTTGCTCAGAATCTTGTCATCGAAACTACTACCCTGTGTGACTTCCGTTTCCGGAGTGGTCTGCTCTTGCTCCATATTTCCTTATGCCCTTTGGCGGTTAAACAGTCGGAATTTCCGTTGCTGTTCTTCAAATTCGATCAACTCAGCAGCGATCTTGCCCTCGTCAACGATCTGCTCAAGATAGGTGCGGGCCTGAGTCGCGGCAGATAACAGCCGTTTCAGGTGCATCACCTTCTTGTCATCGTCAGAGGCTGCTTTTTCAATCTCCATGAAGATGCGCTGGCGGTAGGCTTCCCAAGCCTCCTTCCATTCTTCGGAGTTGAGAAATGCCGTAGTCCTGTTTGCCTTGGCTAGCTTGTCTGTCATGTGATTAGCAGTGCTATCGCTTCCTCATCGTCCAGTTCCTGCAACTTGCGGGCAACGACCTGATCCAGAATCCGTTGCAACTCGGCTTCCTTCTCAAGATCGCGCTTGATCTGCGGATAGTCGGGGAACACGATCCCGGCAACTTCCGGCACGACAACCTCGGGCAACTTCTCGCGCCTGCGTTCCTTGCGCTTGGCCCGGATGCGCTTCGGTTCCTTCGGAATGACCGGTTCGCCGTCGATCAGCGAGGCAAGGAACGCTTCTTCCGTTCCGGCAGGGATGACGTATTCCTGATCCCTGTACGTCACCACTACGCGCCGCTTGGTGCGTCCTATCGTCCCCGCGCCAGTGACGAACAACCGCTCTTCCGACCAACGCAGCGAAGCATTCTGTCCAGACACGCCGAACGCACCAGCATCGCACTGGAGGTTGCGCGTATAGACCGATCCGGCGTTATTGCCGGTGACAACGAATCCGCCGGGGAAGGCACCAAGAATCCGCTGGCCTGCGGTTTCCTTCCGCAGAATCGCGTCTCTTCCGGTAACGACAAACGAACCGGCATCGCACGCAAGCGCCGTGTAAGTGCGCGTCAGTCCTGCCGGCTGACCGGACAGCACAAAGGCGCCCGTATCGCCGTTCATCTCCATGTCGCGCTCTGCTGGCGCACCGGAAACGATGAACGATCCCGTATCCGCGAACAACGCGCGGCCCTTGGTCAGCGTTGCCGCTTGGCCGGATACGACAAACGCACCAGGCGCCCCGTAGATCGAGCGATTGGTCGCTGAAGGCGTCAGCAAGGTGCTGAGAATCAACAGCGGAGCCGGGTCGCCGCCAGCATTCAGGGACGACTTTGTAAGCGTTGCAGCCTGACCGGAAAGCGCATAGCTACCAGCAGCACAAACAAGCCTGCGGCCCGACTTCAGGATCGCCGCTTGGCCTGTCAGGATGAAGCTACCCGGATTCGACCGTGGATCAACGCCGAACAGCGTGCTCAGGATCAGCAGCGGCGACGGGAAGCCGCCACCCTGATTGCCCGCTGGCACATAGGTCAGCGTCGCAGCCTGACCGGTCAGCGTGAACGATCCGGCGCCACCGGCAATCAGCCGAGTCGCCCTGAGCGTCGCCGCTTGACCTGATAGCGAGAACGTTCCAACGGCAGAAACAAGCGTCTTGCCGTAGTTCAGGCTGGCATTTTGTCCTGACAGGACGAACGATCCAGCCGCGCCCACTACCAGTCGTCCGTACTTGAGCGTTGCCGCCTGTCCGCTGACCGAGAATGCGCCTGCATCGCCCGGAAGCGTCAGATTGCGGAGGCTGCTAGTACCAAGCAGGCTCGAAAGGATCAGCAGCGGAGAGGGATCACCACCACCCTGCGGCGGGTTCTGGAACATCCCGCCAAGCGGTCCAACCGACAGCGTTCCTGCAACTTGCTCGAACAGCCAAATCTCGTATTCGGCGTTATCCGGCGCAAACGAAATGTCGGGAGCAGGTCTTTGCTGCTCTTTCAGGCCGATGTCGGCCATTTACTAACCCGGAGTAAGCGAGTCCCGAGTGGCCCCCGCAAGACCAGTAGCCGGCGAATGGATCACCAGAAAATGAGAATCGTTGTACGGAGTCGTCGCGTAGTAAAGCCCATTGGCGTCGCTTGTCACCTTCGAAACAAGTTCCTCGGTGGAGGTGCGATAACAGCGAACCGTGCAATTTCCGGTCGGGCTTCCGTACTGATCTCGCGTGTATCCCACAAACGACAGGCGACCATTGGCGCCACGCTCGATGCGCGGAGCAATCCACTGCTGCGGCTTGCCCTGAAACAAATCATCTGCCGATCCCGACCAGCCGCCGATGATCGCGGAATTGCCACGCGGCCAGAATTTCGTCCGGAAGATGTACTCATCGACTGCGTTATCGGATGTACGAACCTCAGTCCTGTACGCAGTATCCGGCACCGGAGGCCAGCGCGGACCGAAAAAGAGCGCGTCGCAAATCGAATAGTCATTGCGGGCATGGATCGTCACCGGCAGACCAAATGAACCATTGACAAACTGCGTCACGAGTCACCCCTTTGATGCGCCGGGATATAGCCCATGTCCTTGACAGGCAGGACGGGAGCTATATCGACTTCCCTATTAGGAACAACGATGGATTTGTATTCCTGCACCTGGGTCTTGACCGCATCGCGGGCAATGTCCAGCAGGCGCAAAGCCATCTTCTTGTCGGCAATCGTCCCTGATGTGCTTACCGCCCCATCAGCGTGCAGGCGGATCGTGACCCACTGCACAACATCATCGGGCTGCGGAGGAACGATCATTACGATTACTCGTCAATGGCGAAGTTCACATCCAGCGCCACAGACGCCGTGATGTTGAAGCAGACCAGAGACGCCGAAACAGGTACAACCAAGCCGGCCGGAAAACTCCACACGATTCCGACGCCAATCGTCGCCGCCGTGTTCGTCCGGCGATGGTAGTTGGTCGGCGCGGTCGGTGACGTTCCCCATGTCAGGCTGACAGTCGTCACGCAAGCCGGATCGCCTGGATTGTCACGCTGGAACGTGGACTGAGTACCAGGGGTCACGCCCTGCGCTGCCGGACGTCCGAAACCGTAGGACGATGCCGTACCGGTCAACTGGATCAGCGAGAACTCGAGCACTCGAGCCACGACGCCCGCCGTGGTCCGAAGTTCAACGTTGGCATTGCTGATCGTGGTGTTGGAGGTGCGTACGGCAATGGATGCGAGAGACATTTCTAGTCCTTTAAGTGTTAGGCGTAGCTAAAGCCGAGGAAGATTTCGTTGGCGGCTACGGCGCCCGTATCCGAATCGCCTGCCCCGGTAGTCAACGCATAAGCAATGCCGGTCGAAAAGTCCAAGCCGCCTTGCGGATTCCACGTAAAACCGGCCCCCGTCGCAGCCGCAGGAATCGGCAGCGTCAACACAGGCGTGTCGGTGCCAACCGTGGGCGCCGTCGCCTTGTTGTAGAGCTTGAGGTAGCGAACCGCCGCGTTCAGATTGACAGCAAAGATGCTGTACACCGTCCCCGCCGAGCCTTTCAGGCTGGTCGCATTCGTGCTGGCAGCGGAGATCAGGCGACCAATCGTGCCGGTGTCCTGCGCCACGCCATCACGCCCAAGTACGGACTTGATGCGGGAGTAATGAACACCGGAGATGTCGTCAGTCGCAGCAGTTGCGCCGCCACTGCCGGCATTCAAGGTTAGATTGTCAGCCATGCGATAGCCTCAAAAGAAAAGAGGCGCCGCAGCGCCCCTCGGGGTTATATCAATTTTGGTATATCAGCCGACGCCTAGCATCATGCGGCGGGGGATGAAACTTGAAAATGTCGGATTGCTGCCGTCGCTGATCGTTCCGGTCGGCGTCCAGTTGCGGCTGTTTCCGGACGAGTCCGCATAACGCGCAGGATCTCCTGTCGCCGTTCCTGCGATGTGCGTGTTGATGTTGGTCGTGTAGCCGAGGTCGGTTGCGGCGGCGAGCAACAGGTTCGCATCGCTTACGTATTCGTCCCAAACAGAAAGGCGGAATACGTTTCCGTCGATGGCTGTCGTATCGAACGGATTGGCGCCAACATCAAAATTGTTTGGAGTAGTCGCCTGTACGGATTGCGACCACTGTTTGCCAGAAAAATTTGAATCTGCAATCAACTTATAGCCAGCTTGCAAATTCGTACCATTCGACCGTAGGTACATGTACGCCCACTGTCCGGTAGTAGGACTTGAACCGAAATTAGTCCCTTCGTTCGCATGGCCGAAACGAAAGCCGCCAACCGACTGACGGTAGCGCAGTAGCGCGACCTCGGTGCCTGACCCGGATCGGAGCATGTAAACGCCGCGATCGCCAGAACCCGGATAACTGTCGAAGTACCACCAGCCGGCAATCGTGAATGCCGTGTAGTTAGGAATGTTCGCAGATCGGTTGATCTTTGCATCGGCGCTATCAAAACTGATGCTCATGGAATCTCACTTGGGCGGAAGCAAACAATTCCTCCGTAGCTGTCATTCGGCATTGAGCAAAGGAAGAAGGACTTGAGTGCCGGCGCGTACTGGAATCGGTTGTACCAGTGCTCCGCATTTCCGCGCCCTACTGGCGTATTGCTCGACGATAGTGTTGCCCAAGTCCACATGCCGCCGCCAAGAGGATTTGACGGTGCATAACACGCCTTTACTTCGTGCGTAACGTAGTTGTAGTGGACAATTGCACCGTAAGAGCCAAGATCAGGACACCAACATGTTCCACCGCCCGACCCCGAACCCGGGGCGCCTCCGGTCGGCGCCGACCCGGCTGTTGTGGCGGTCGCAATAGTCATCGGAGTGGCGTCGGCATTGATGACGCGCAGCGTGAAATCAGTGCGCATCAAAACCATGATGTGATGCGTCAAGGCATACACAATCGGAAGCGCGGCGTCACTTCCAATCGACCACCCTGTTGGATTGGTCGTAGACCAAGTTCCAGCACCGATGTTGTAACGGTTCAGCGCGTAGGTTGAGGGGAAACCGGCATTAGAAACGTAGATATACCCGTTAAAGGTATCAACGCATCCTGCCCAACCGCGACGATTATCACTATTGATCGAACCCAACCGTGACCAACCTGTATATCCATTGGCCGATCCTGCTGCAAGCGCCGTTGCACAATTCAGCACGTGCATCTGACCACTAGAACCGGCGCCAGTGATGTGAACTGCCGACAGGTTAGGCAATACGAGGCTTCCCGCGCTTCCGCCTCCGTTTGTCGGAGGCAAAATCCCGAGCAACCACCTTGAGTGATTTGAAGCCGGGACGTTTGTGCGCAACTCACCGTAGGTTTTTAGTGGCTCGTCCGCTTCCGTCAGGTCGTCAATCGTGCGCAGCACTGACCAGCCCCAGTCGTAAGGTCCGAACTGAGCAACCGTGCCGGGGTACATCGGATCGGTCAGGCGCGACCACTCCCTGGTATCCGCCCTCCACATATACACCGAGTTTTCGAGCATCGGCGTGTACGGAGGATTGCCGCCTCCGTTGTACGGTCCCGACCCGGAGTGCCCGCCGCCATGAAACAACATAGCCCCGTAGGTTCCGATGTACGGGTTCCACACCGCTCCGCTGAAATCGTTGAACAGCGACCCAAGGTTGCGCGAACTTGGGAACGCAGGGCCAAAGTCGCCCTTGATGCTTTCCGCCGTATTGAGCGAAACTGCTCCCCACGAACCCTTCGTGGGCAACCACGCCAGCGACGAACTGTTGACAGTGATCGTCGTGGCAGTGCTGGTCGTGCGGCGCGGAGGAACGTATGGCATTACTTGTTCCTCGGGTAGTGGCCCTGCCGGGTGTCACTGGCAAAGCCAGCCAGCCACGTTGCAAGACCCGTTACGTTACCGTTGGCGGAGGTTCCATACACCGTCGTCCATGCGGTATCGGCACCGCTGATGTTGCGCTCGACGCCCGCGCACAGTGCCATCCAGAAGAGTTCGACGTAGTTCAGGCCCGCGTTAGCCGCGACATTCACAGAAAAAGTTACCGATGCAAACGACTGGTCTGGTGGGTCGTCGCCGTTACCGTTGACGTACCACGGCCCAGACACGCTCGGTGGAGTGTCAGTCATCCACCAGTCGGTGATCGACCACCAATCTGATAGCTGACCCATCGGAGCCCCGTTGCCACTTGAGCCGTAGTTATTAGTGCCAATCGTTGTCTCATATCGGTGATACCGCCACGCTCCATTCGGCATTTCGTTGACGTACCGAATCGGCTGCGCACAAGCCCAGTCGGCAAGTTGATCCAACGTCGTCTGATCTGCCCCGCGCAGGATCTTACCCATTGATGCGCGGTGAATAATGACGCTGAAAAAGTGGTGTTGCCACAACGACTGCTGAAACCCTAGCGCAGAACGATGGTCAATAAAGGTCGCAACCGTTGGCGACGAAGAATCAACGACTACACCAAGCGGATTAGTCGCAATGTTTTTGAAGTAGTTAGTGACGTTGTTGACGTTTCGCGTGTAAGAGGTTCGCCCGCCTGACTTCCAGGATTGGCTATCCGGCGTCAGGAAGATCGCATGCCCGACGTTGCGCATACCCCAAGCGCGACTACGCGTCTGGTAGTAGATGTTGTTGTTGATGTAGTAGGTGCAACTCCAAAGTGCAGCCTTCTGCGCCAACTCAATAAAGCACGGGCTTGGCCGACACAAGAATGCAATCAGACCAAATTCAGGCTGGTGCGCAAGCTCCCAAGACGGTTCCGTGCTTGTGCTAACAAGATTGTCGGACTGCGATCCGGTCGAGTCATAGCGAAATCTTGTGCTTACCGCATTCGGGTCCAGCACTTCGGTCGTGGACTGGTCTCGATAATTTACGTTCATCGACAACACGCACAGCGCATTGTTAATGACGGCGTTGCGGACGTTTTTATCTCCGCTTTGGATATAGCGCGAGTCCCAAGCTGTGAACGCTCCAATCGAAGGATCATCTCCGCCAGCGCCCATGTTTGGAACGCGGTGCCTTCCAGTGCGCCAAGGTAGATAGGTGTCGCTGCCGTATGGCTGCGATACACCCTCAAAACCATTTGACGCCCCGCCAGCAAACGCCTGCGTCGCGTAGTTGTACGTTGACGCGGCGGCGGGCCGAAACAGCATCGGATGCGCCCATAGAGACGCAGTATCGTGCGTGACAGCAATCTGCGGATCGCCGCCAACCCACGTCGAGCAGTACCACGCGCGGAACGCCTCGTGCCCTCCGGTATATGTTCCACTATTACCACCGTAGGACTGGCCAGCTGTTGGACTGCTTACTGTCGCTATCGTCGCCCCATTGACCGCAACGGTGGCGTTGGTGTACGTCTGCGAGCCAGGGTTCACTGGTGACGACGACGACACCTTGCCGTTTTCAATCACAACCTCAACGAACGCCCGCCCGCCTGCAAAGGCGTGAACGTCGATCACCGCTTCCATGCTGCCTTTGTTCGTGATCGGCAGACGGTAGCGGGCGCAGATGACAGCGGGGTTTTGCCACCAAATGCGGTCATAGTTGTTGGCAAGCTGCGTAGAGGTCAGCGTCAGCAAGGTGCCGAAGTTGACCTGGATCGCATTAGCCGAAAACAGGCTTGCAAGGAATGCCGGCGTCAGGTTCGACCCTGACAGCGTATTCGATACCCGCAGATTGATCGGCTGAATCTGGTTGTTGGCGGCAAATGTGTACTGCCCCGCAACTACCATGATTTGCGCCGATCCGTCCGGCCACGCCGACAGCACCGAAGCTCGCAACGTCGAATCTTCCGGACTGGAGAGCGTCTTTCCGCTTGGAACGGCACCCTCGGTCGGATAGACGGTTGCCATGTAGGGCAGCGTCCCGATTGCCGCCCCGGTATTCAGCGTCAGGACCGGCAACGCGCCGGGTTCCGTATAGCCGAATATCACTCCACTTGTAGTTCCTGCCGATGCCCCTGAATCCGTCAACGTTCCAGAGGCCGATAGCGTCAATCCGGATGGCAGATTAGCGCCGGAGACAGCGTCGTAAACGCCGCCAGCGGTATAGCCACTCGGGCCAGTAGCGGCGACGTTGAACGATTGCCCCTGTCCCTGTTGCAGCGTGATGTTGCCGACGACCCAACTGGTCAGTTGCCCGTAAACAAGGTTTGCAGCCTTTCCGATGACCTGGAAAGCGGCGGATTCTCCAATGACCTTGAAAACGCCCCGAAAGAAGATCCGCAGCCGATACGGCATTAGGCGACCGTCAGCACTCCGTTAGTGCCGTCAAAGTCCACCGTGAAGGTTTCACCCGACGCCAGGGTAATGCTTGAGCCGTAATCCCAGTATCCGACAAGCGGATCGGCAGGCGATGTCGGCGTGTCGTTGTACAGCACGGCATAGCGGAAGGGGCCAATCGAGCCGCCGGAAGCCGTCCACGTTGACGGGTCGGCAAGCACAAGCTTGGCCGTGCCGGACGTCTGCGACCACGACGTTACGGATGCGGTGTTCCCACCTGCCGTGTAGCCATTGCCGGCAGAAATCTCCGTCAGATCAGCCTTGACGCTGTTCGCAGCCGTCGGCGCCGAATTGGTCAGCATGACCTTGTGGGTATGCGACGAATGGTTATGAACCGCGTTGCCGAGATCTTCGACGTACTTATTGAACTTGTTGAAGGTCGCGATTTTTGTTCTCCTTTACTCCACTGATTTAACGCCAATGACTCGACCGGCATCGTCCCTGACAACCGCCTTCGGCTTGCCAATCTTGTCAATCGCTTGCGCCATCAACTGCATGGCCTGTCCCAAAACTTCCTTGCTGTCGTCCTCTTCCTTCGGCTGAGCCGCAATCTCCATCTGCTTCATCTCGCGGCTGTGCCCAAACTCGGCATTCTTGACGTCCACTTGCAGGCCAAGGCGCATTTGCTCAATCTGCAATTGGGTCTGCGCCTGCAATTCAGCCTTGTAACGCTCGAGCGCGGCGTTCTGTTCAATCTTTGCCTGCTCGAGCTGGATATCGGCAACCGCCTTTTGTTGCTCCTGCTGCATCTGCGCTTGCGTCTTTTGCTGATCCGCCTGGATCTGCATTTGCGCCTTGACGATCTCCGGAGGCGGCTGCGGCTGTTGCGGCGGACGCTTGGCAGGATCGGCCCAGAACTGATTGGAGTTCCGGTAGCCCATTTCCTCGGCCAGTTTTCGCCCGGTCTGGTACAGGTTTTCAGGAGTGGCGATGCCCGCCTGCAAGCCCTGAAGCTGCAATTGCCACAGCATCATCAGTTGCTGGATACGGGATTCACGGCTCCCGGTTCCAAGCCCGACCGTGACCGTCAGATTGGTGCGCTTGACCCATTCCCTCGGGTCAATCGGCACCCAATCTTCCTGAATCTTGATCTTCTCGGGCGCCGTGGCGTTCTTGAGCGTCAGCGCATGAACGATGTAGCAAAGATCGCGGAAGCCATTGGCAAACGACCGAATGACCGCTTCGACCCGCTGCTGGCTGGCAGACATGATCTGGCTGATGCCGGTCGCCGTCTTGTTGAGCGAGTCGGCATTCATGCCCTGGTAGTACGCACTGATGCCGGTCGAGTTCTCGCGCCACGAATCGACCCATTCCATTCCTTGCAGCGCGGCAGGGAAGGTATTGGGCGAGATGATGGGCATAAGCGCATCACCGGGCCTGCCCTTGGTCCGGATGATTCCGCCGGCACGCGACGTCAACAGGTCGTCAAGGCTGACGTTATCGATATCAGCGCCGATCCGGACGTTGTTGGCAAGGTACAGGTTGTCCAGTCCCTGCCGCATCAGCGATGTCTTTACCAGCCCATGCTGCGCCACCAGGTCGTCATACCCGATGCCGATGTGGCGATGCGGGAAGATGATCGGCGTAATGCAGGCAATCGGGATCAGGTCGGCTTCTTCATCCGCCAGTACCGTCGTGCCGATGTGAACGACCCGACGCAGTTCGGCAATGCCGTCCTCGTCTGAATCGTGACGCAGGAAGGATTCGCACAGCCAGAACAACTTGGGCGCCTCGATCTCCGTATCGTCGTCGGAGAACCGGTCTCTAGCATCCGGAATCACATCATCCGGGCTGTCCTCGTCGGACGGAAGATCGTCCGGGATGTCATAGCCCATCTGGCGGATCTCGGAAGCGGTCTTGTGCGTCCGGTGTTGAACGAACAGCGAATCTTGCAGGTTCGTCCCGCGCGTCGCCTTGTGGATAAGTATTTCCTCGGGCGGAACGTTGTCAATCTTGACGTAGCCGCACGGATACACACGCTTGACCCGCACATCGTGCAGATTCATCAAGCCTGCGGCGGTCGGTACTTGCTGCTCCGAGTGGGCGACAAGTTCAACCGACGCATCATTGATGAGAGCGGCAAAGGCATCGTCAGTAATACCCTTGTAAGTCTCGGACTTGATATCAGCCCGCTCTTCCCACCAAGCCTTGACGTATCCATTCTTGGACATCAGGGCATCACGCGCCCAGGTGCTCAGGATCGTCAGCGCGTCATTGCGCTCCAGAATGATGTGATTGACGTAGGCGGTTTCCTGCTCAGCCTGCTTTTCGTCCTCCGGACCGTCAGGCGCAAACTTAACGACCTGATCGCCGGACATGGTGACGCGCAGCCACTGGGGGACGATCCATTCGACGACATCGCGCAGATCGGTCGAAACGACTTGCGAGCGTCCGTCTACTTCATTGCCGTAGGGCTCGCACAGGTAACGCTTGATGGCTTCTGCACGCTGGTCCGCAAGGTCGCCTGTGGCAAACCCGTAGGACTCCGCTTCCAGAGCCTTGATGGTTTGGAGGATGTCTGCCACTAGATAACGCCCCTGTTGTCGTACTTGATCGGCTTCCAGTCGTTGCTGGTGTTCTTTAGGTCGTCAGCCACGATGGCGAGATACCGATACGCGTCTGCGCCGTGGCTGTATTCGTCGTGTACCGGGTTGCCCGGTTCGCCGGTCGTCGTCGGGATGGCGCGGCGATACCGCTTCAGGCACTCAACCAGCCGAGACGTTTTGCCGTTGTCGAAATACGTCCGGCCAAGCGCCATGCGGGCGATCTTGATGCCCTGCTCGAGTCCGACTTCAGGGACGATGCGGACATCCCATCCAAAGCCGCGCATGATCGACTCGACCGACTTGCCATTGGCGGCAAGCGTTTTGTGCTTGGCATCGTGCGGCAAATAGACCTGACCCCAGTTCAGCCGCTTGTCCTTCAGCTCGGCGGAATAGTTGTCTAGCGTCCGGTGCGAATCTTCAAGGTAGTCAATCACCCGAAGCTCAGACACATTGCGCTGCACCAGGATGATGCTGGTCTGGTCGTTGAATCCCAAGTCCCAGACCTGATGCACCTTGAGCTTGGGGTCATAGGGCAGATTCTGGAACTTGCCCTCTGCCGCTGCCTTGACGATCTCACGCGCATAGATCGCACCGGCAACCGCTACCCTCGGCTTGCCTTCCCAGATGTTGTCATAATCATCCGGGTTGACCGCCTTGCAGTGAACGCGCTCGATCTCCAGCTCGTCCGGGAACCAAGGATTGTCAGAGTAGTTGACCTCGACAACCGCAGAGTTAGGCGGCGTATTGACGACAAAGCGCGTCCAGGTGTCGTCAGTGTCTAGCTCAGGATTGAAGCTGACCCAAATTTCGCTACCGGGCTTGCGGATAGTCGGGATCAACACTTCCCAACTGCGCTTCTTGACCGCCTGCCCTTCCTCTACCCATACCCGGTCAATGCCCTCGAACGACTTGATGGACTCGACGGTATGCTGCGACAGGCCAGAGAAGATGAACTCCGATCCGTTCCTGCCCTTGATGGTGGCCGATAGGACGTCATAGAACGCCCCAAGGCCGAGAATCTGAATCTGATCCCTGAGCAGCGTATGTACGCTGTCCTTGATCGAATCCTGAACCTCTCGCGTGCAGAGGATGCGCAGCGGTTTCTCAGCGGCCTGGATCAGCAAAGCGCGGGCAAATGCCCAAGACTTGCCGGACCCTCGCCCGCCTCTGGCTACCTTGTAGCGGTAGGGATCAAATAGAAACTTGAGCTTGGGCGGGAACTTGGCTTCAATCTCAGCCAAACGTTACCTTAATGCTGGTTTCAATGGGGCCACCCTCGCCGTCACCCGAAACGGCGACCGACTGAGCGGCCTTTCCATCTAACCTGTCGGCAATCTCTTTTACCGCCCAAGGTTCGCCCTGTGCCGCAAGCGACAACAGGGTTTCGGCGGCTTTTCTGAGCCTGTCTCCGTCATCCTGCGCTATTGCTCGCTTGAGTGCCCCATAGAACAGGCGTGCTCTAGTGCCATGCGCTTTGTCTGGTTCGTAAGACATTGATATTTAAGCCCTTCTTTCTAACCCTTTCAGTCAGTCAACAAGCTTGGCGGATACCACCTTTGGTACCCGCACTTTTGTCTTGCGCTTGAGGATGATGTACAGAATCCAGGTCCAGCTTTCGTGCTTGAGCCTAGCTAGGAAACGCATCGGCAAGGGATACGGTCACGGTGATCGGAACGGCAACCAGCGTGAAGTCAGCCGGAACATCGACAGTCGTGGACGCGGCGCCCAGTTCTTCGCCACCAGGCCCAAGGCGAACAACCTTGACCGGGTACGTTCCGGGAGGAATGTCTGCAAACGCTACCGGGCCTGCATCAACGTCCTGAAACGTGCTAGCCAGCGATACGCGGAACTTGCCGGGAGTGAAGATTCCAGGGAACGACTTTTCTTCGCTGAGGAAGTTGACAATGACGGTACGCATCGGTGTCCCCAAAAAGTGCCCCCGGAGGGGCGAAGGCTGCGTGGAAATGGGTGCGCTCCCGACCTGTCCGGCTATAAGCGGGAGGAGGGACTTGTGGCCGATTTGGCGGGAGCGCAGAAAAGGAAAAGGGGCCACTTGCGGACCCCTTTTTGCGGGCGTGTTTATCCGCCCCCGATAGGATGGCGAATCGTTCCCCTATTAGTCAATCCTTCCGTTTTGTTGCTTTGGTTTTGCAAACCAAACAAGATTCTTGCGAAAGTAGATCCTTTCTACGAATCTGTTCGGCCCGAATCCAATAGCAAAGAAACCGTGCCCTATATTGATCCATCTCCTACCTGTCCAGCAACGACGAAACATCATGGCACCGCAAGCCGCTTTCTCAGCAGCGGCAAAAGCGCCTCGTGCGCCAGTTCTACGAGATCCTCCGGATGTCCTGAGTACGCCCATACGTCGGTGAGACGATGCCTGTAGAAGATGGCGCTTCTCAGCCTTTCAGGCAGATCGTCGATAGCGGCATCACAGGCGGCGACGCAATGCCGGTCTACCTCTTCCTCCAGATCATCGAAGGACTGGATTCGCGCCCGACTTGGCATCCCCGGTGAATGCTGTGGATAACCATGAGGCCCCCAGTAGGAGCGCATGAAGCGTTCCCACTTTTCCAGTAGTTCAGCAAGCCAGCGGGCCTGTTCGGCGCTGCGCTGCTCTTTGTGTTGCAGCGGCACCCATTGATCGGCCTTCCGCATTCTCGGGGCCAGCGCCCAGACCTTTTGATCCATGCCCTGCCCCGGAACCGTGCCACGCACCATGACGACTTCCTTTGCCCGCAAGGCGCCTAGAACGGCGCGTGAGTGGTAGCGGCTGATGCCTAGCTTGCTGGCGATCTCCCGCACGGTCTTTGGCCCCTGTCGCAACAGTTCTATCGCCTTGGCCTGCCGGAATGGCGTCCTCATCGCTCTTGGTCGATCAAGTGAAGGATGGCGGCAATCCCTAGCCCGATGATTACGCCGACGAGCAAGTAAGTGAGCTGCATGAGATCCATCGTCACTTGACCCTTTCCAGCTTCGTCGATTCCAGATAAATCCTGTGCGCCGTTTTCATCAGTCCGGCCAAGGCAGTCCGCAAGGCTTTGTAGTCCTGTTCCTTCGCCTGATGTCTGGCGAGCAGGAATTGATCGGTCAGCAGGATCAACTCACGGTCTAGGCTGTTCATAGGACTTGCTTTACCAGCGCGGCGACTTCATTGCGCTTGATGTGGTTGCTCGAGACTCGCAGGACAGTCCATCCGTTGATCTGGGCGAGGTTGTACTTCTCCATGTCCCGCTCGACTCCGGTTCCGCTGGAATGCCCGCCGCCGATCCAGATTCCGCCTTCGACTTCCAGGGCAACCTTGTGGCGCAACCATGCAAAATCAAACCGGAACTTTCGATCTTCAAGGAACTGGTATTCCCTCTCCGGTTCCGGAAGGCCCGCTGCCAGGATCTGCCTTAAGGCTTCTTCTTCCAGCTTTGACGTTTTCATAGCGGTAGGGACCAACCTTCCTGATCTTTTGTGATAGGAGAGCCGCAACAAATGCTCTGAGTTCGTTACGAACGATGGGATGGCGAGCAACAAGGTCGAGGGACTTGCCGTGCTTGCCTGCGGCTGAGTCGTCAGCGGCATCACAGAATTCGCGCCAGCAGCGTTCACGGTCTGCACTCATCGAATGCCATCACGAACTCTGCCGCGACTTGCGGGACGATGGCATTGCCGTAGGCGCGGAGTCGTCCCACTCTGCCGGGTATCCCATGAGCCAGCGGGAAAAGGCCGGGTTTAGTTGGCCGCGCTTTTCCGTCGGAGCAGGGGAGCCATTCAAGGTCTGACCATGTACTAGCTTGACTTGCGAGCCGAGCATCGCCTGCATCTTCGCGCCGGGGTTGCCCGCTGCGTCCTCGTTCGCTGACGGAGTGAGCCACCCCGAAAACCTCGCCGCGTCCGTCAACGTCGTGCCCGCATAGTGCTGGCTGTTCGGGTTGCTGCGGTTCGCCGTCGCATTGGCCGAGAAGTGATCCTGCGCGGTCGGCGTCGGCCACCCAGTAAAGCCGCTGCCTGATGTGCGGAGCCCCAACTGAATGTGCGCCGATATCACACGCCGCAGCGGCGTAACCTTCGCCTTCCAGGTCTGCTGCCACATGGTCCCACCACGCGAATCCAGCTGCTCCTGCAACCTGCTCGCCAAAGACTGTTGTAGGGCGACACTCGCGGACGAGGCGGCAGAACGCAGGCCATAGGTGGCGCTCATCGTCGCTGCCACGCTGCTTGCCCGCGGTGCTGAATGGCTGGCAGGGGCAAGAGCCTGTCCAAATAGGTCTGTCATCGGGGATGCCGGCGAGTCGCAGGGCATAGCTCCATCCGCCGATGCCGGCGAAGAAGTGGCACTGGGCGAATCCGCGCAGATCGTCCGGTTGGACCTCGACAATGGATCGCTCGTCAACGTCACCGGGCGCGATCTGTCCGGCAGCGATAAGTTTTCGCAACCACTGGGCGGCATAGGGGTCGATCTCGTTGTAGTACGCACTCATATCGCCCACGGCGAAGCTTCCCGCCAGCTTCTATTGGTCACGACGTTCCGCACTGTCTCGTAGTTCACCCCGTACATCGCACCGATCTCGCGCAACGTCAGACCTTCCTGCCTCTTTTCCCTGATTTCCTTTGCCTTATCGGAATCCAGCTTGGCCGTTGGAAGGCGAGCGTTCCTCTTTGTGACGTAGGAAGGTTCCTTCCTGGTTCTCGCCGCTTCCTTCATGTACTCGCTGCGGCTGCGTGTCCTGATGTGAGCGGGATTGATGCAATCAACGCTCCCGCATTTCATGTAGACATAGCGGTTCGGCTTCACTTGCTTGACCATGCGTGTCACTCGATGCCGCTTTCCGTCAATCTGGATGATCGGAACTCCGCGCACCGAGTTGCCGCGCCAGTGCCAGCAATCGGTCGCCGGATCAACAAAGCAGCGGGATTTGAAGTCGATATTCATGCGACGCGCCTAATACGAACTTCGGACAACAGTTGCCGCGCCTTTTCGATCTGCTCAGCGGTCGGCTTCTCGACAGGTTCAGCCTTGGTCGGCTCAACCGTCTTGATGGACGAAAGGCGGATCGTGTATTCGTTCTCCCATCCCTCGGCTCGCAAGTAGGAGGCCGGATAGGGAATGAAGGCGCCGACGGTCCCCTCGCGG